CGGGGATGGAACCGGACCTCGTCGCGCTTGAACTCGAGACGTTCGTGCCCGGCATATTGCCAGTTGTGGCAACCAATTCGCACGGCACTCGCCCCCACGGCACGCTATCCCGCCAGCCACCGACGCAGTTGGAACTCACCAGCTTCATTCGCGCCTCCGACATAGGCTATCGCACGGCGCCAAGCGATCAGGGCGGTGTGATCTCCTATCCCGGGTTGCTGTCTGACGCTTATCAGATCGATGCGGCGCTGGCGCTTGAGCCATCGCGCACCTCAGCCTCCGCTGCATGGGGCAACGTGCTTTTGGCCAATCCCGACCAGCGGTTCGATAGCCAGGCTGGATTGCAGAATTCGGATGGACGCTCAATCCGATTGCTCACCGGCACTAAACGCTGGGACGAGGATCGGCAATATTTTACCGACCCGTCCTACGCCTCGCTGTCCGTGCTGTTCTCCGCGCTCGCTGCACCTTGGTCGCTCACCGATAATGGTCTGTCCATTCCTCTACGTGACGCGTCGTATTTCTTAGAGAAACTCCTACAAAGTGATTTATACGGCGGCGGCGGCACGTCTGATGGGACGACGGACCTCGCGGGCAAGCCGAAGCCGATCTTGCGTGGCGGCACGGCCGCATCCCCGGTGCAGAACATCACGCCGACACTGGTCGATCCAAATCCCGCCGGGTTCATCTACCAATATTCCGACCAGCCGGGGCAGGTCATCGCCCTTTATGAGGCGGCGGCGACCGGCGCGGGAGCGATCACCTTTGCGGGCGATACCACCAATCTGTGGGCGGGATCGGCCCCGATCGGCCAGTATCGCACCGACAATTCGCGCGGCATGTTCCAACTCGGCAGCCTTCCGGTTGGACAGATCACCGTCGATGCCATCGGCCTGTTCCAGGCCGCGGGACCGATCTCCCATCCGTTCGACATCTGCCGCTATTTGCTGACCGAGGAGATGGGGCTACCGGTCTCTATGGTCGATATTGACAGCTTCAACACGCTCACGGCGGCATACCCGACTTATGTTGGAGGAATGTATTTCGGCTCCGATACGGCGTGGACCTGCATCCAGGCAATCGACAGCATTCTCGCAAGCCTTGGCGCCAACCTCGTGCCGACGCGTGACGGCAAGCTGCGGCTGTCGCTGCTGCGTGCGCTCAGTGGTAACGTAACACCCGCCGCGACTTATGACGAAACAGAAATCATCCATCTGACACGACGCCCGCTGCCAGCGACGCTCGATCCACCACCCTACCGATTCAAAGTCGGTTACCAGCACAACTTCACGACGCTGACCGCGATCAACACATCACTCGCTACCGCAGCACGCCAGCAGTTCGTGCGCTCACCCGATCGCTTTGCCACATGGTATGATCCAACAATCCTGGTGTCCTATCGTCGGCCTAACGATTTCCAGCCGATGCCTGGACCATTGCTGACGTTGGCGAGCGCGCAGGACGTCGCCAACGCGCTTGGCGCGCTGTGGGGCCAGAAGCGCCGAGTCTATGACATCACCTTACCACGCCAGGAGTTCGGCCATGAGTTCGGCACCGTGCTGGGCATCAAATATCCTGTCGAGCAATTGACCAATGGGCAGAACACGCAGGTCATCGGCTACTCGCTACGTGCGACGGATGCCACGGTGACATATAGCGTGTTGGCATAGCGAATGAGGTTGGCCTAATGCCAGCAACCACCGGTATAGGCGGCAGCAATACCCTGCTGGCGTGGAATAACTATGTGCTGACCTCGGCGCTTAACGCCACTTCACAGGCATCATCATTGTCGGTTAGCAACTTGCAGAACGAAATCGGCGCTCCCTCGAGCGCGTGGCAGACCGCGGGGGTGACGCAGAACGCCATCGTCACCATCACGCCGCAGATCGCCAGATCAACTTGGCGAGCCTTCGGGCTATTTCGCACCAACCTGACGCCGTTCGCCACGGTCACTATGACGCTCTACAACAATCCAGCCCTAGTTCTGTGGACGGGATCGGTTGACGGTCCCGAGCCGGGGTTCGGCCAGTCCGTGCTGATCGCTGCCACCGACATGCAAGCTGACTACTGCACAATCGAGATCGACGATGTCGGCAATCCTGACGGCTTTCTCAATATCCCACTGATCTACGCCGGACCTGCGTGGCTGCCACTCACTGGGCTGGGCTATGAGACCACGTTCGGCGGCGACGGGACGCTCGATGAGAACATATCGCGCGGTGGACAGGAGTATCCCAAGTTTCGTTATGACCGCCGCCGCGGTGAGATGGCATTCATGGGCATTCGCCAAGGCGAGGTGCTGGGCCAGTTGGCCGAACTGCAACTGACCGCACGGCGCGGGAACAACATTCTACTCGTGCCGAATGTTGCCTCTGAAACCATAGCGCAGGAGGCGATATTCGGTCGGGTGTTTGCCACCGCCGATGTCGGTTTTCCTTACCAGTCGGCCGATCGTCGGTCATGGCGGGCGCGGATCACAGAGAGATTGTAGTCGGCGCGCTCGCAGGAGAATTGCCCGTTGATTAAAAATTATGTCCTCCAGCGCTGCAACGCGCCTGGAACCAACAGCAATGTCCTGCTCGGTCCGGCGCCGCAAGACCGGCTGACGTGGGCGCAGGCGTATTCCGATGGTTCTCCGGTTTTCTACTTCTTGGACGATGGTTCAAAGGCAGAGTGGGGCGTCGGCCCCTTCCGTGCCGGCAATCCAGCCACGGTCAGCCGGGATACGGTGGTCGGCAACACTTCGGGCACCACGGCCATTTTGAATTTTACGGCGGCCGTAGACTGTTATAATGAAATTCCAGGCGAACGGATGCCATTTATAAATGGCGGCATAATAAATGCTCCCAGCGCTCGTTTGGACACCCACGCTGGCGGCATGCCGATCGGCGCATCAGTGGACTTCTGGGGGACAGTCGCACCGGCGGGGTGGGTTTTTGCCAACGGCCAGTCACTGTCCCGCACGTCATATGCGCTGCTGTTCGCCGTTCTCAGCACGACGTATGGCGCGCCTGACGCTAATACTTTCCGCGTTCCCAATCGCTGTGAGTCGGTCGCCGTAGGTCGCGCGACGATGGGAGGCGCTGCCACTGTTTCTGTGAGAGGAATGCAGCTTATTCCAAATATCAGCGTGTTAGGGACCCGCATAGGGCATCAGGACCTGGAGACCCACGCGCATACTCTGAACTTGACAGACCCCGGACATACCCATCCGGTGTCCGACCCAGGACACTCGCACGTTTATGCGTTTCCAATTTTGGTCGGATCGCCAGGGATCGCGAGCGGCCCAGACCTTGTTCTGACAGTCGGGCCTGCTGATACCTCGGTGTCGGCATCCAACACTGCCGTAATAGGATCGTTCACCGGTATCACCGCATCGGTCGCTGAGAATGGCACCGGTGATATGGGGAACATTCCCCCCGCTCTTGTGTGCAATGTAATTTTGTATGCCGGTCCGGTCCCGTAATGACCTATCTTCCGTTCGACCAGAACTCTCCATATGCCTCTTGTGCGGCCATACAGTAAGCTTTATGGGCCTCTTCCGCTGTTAGGAACATACCAAGATATCTCCGTTTCCCGTCTACCATAATGTTAGCCTCAAAGCGCCGTTTTCTTTTCTTGTATGTGACGCCCTTTAACCCGCACTGACTGTCGGCCCTTACTTTTCTGTTCCACGTGTTCTGCTGGCGCGTTGCCAGCCTGATCTGACTTGGCAAATTGAGTGATCGGTTGCGATCACGATGGTCAATATCTTCGGGCGGATCTTCACCATGCAGCATCTTCCAAACTATGCGATGCGCATAATAGTGCACATTATCAATCCGGACAGTGCGGGCGCCCCCTAGAATCGGGTTTCCGGTTGGGCCAGCAACCTTTCCACAGAAACGCTTTGTCCACCAATTCCAGACGACAAGATCCCCGCCGAAGTCTTCCGGTGGTCGAGGCTTCCAGCGCAAGTAGCCGGTTTCCGGATCATATGAAAGTCTGCGCAGAAGATACTCCTGGTCTGGGAGTTTCTTTAAGAGACCCAATGGCATGTGGGAATTATCGAAGAATTTACAGGATAAGGCAATATGAGCCAATGGACCGACGCTTTAGCAGGAACCCTGCTGTCTCAGCATCGCTATGGTGATGGGATCGCGTGGACCTACGTCGCCTCCGGCATCACGGAAGATGGCGGTGGCCCGCGCGTTAATACGCAAACCTTGATCGATGAGGCATTTGTCACGTTCGGTGATGATATGCGCGCTATGGCG